GGAGTGACTACATTATGAAAAATATAATTGAAACGTTGAAGCCATCAACTCAAAATATCGCAAAAGAATTAGCAAACAAATTTCCTAATCAAAAGGAATTTAGAACTGCTACTATTATAGAAACAGCAAAAGCTTTAGGTTATCGTTATGGTGATTGGAAAGATTTGATTTCTGCAGAATACAGAATTAGACGTGGAACGTTTGATCTAGCAGGAATTGTGGTTGCACTAGAACCTGAAACAACTACAGTGGATCTTCCAAATAGTGTTGTAGGTATGCAATCAATTGTTAACGAAGAGAAAAACTATGCAGATGTTGATCCTTCATTTGTTGCTTGGGGAGCTTTCGCAGATATTAAGAAAATTCTTGTATCTAACATGTTCTATCCAACTTACATAAGTGGTTTATCAGGAAATGGTAAAACGTTTATGATTGAACAAGCTTGTGCTAAACTCAAAAGAGAGTTCATAAGAGTTCAAATTAATCCTGAAACTGATGAAGATGATTTAATCGGTGGTTTTAGATTGGTTAATGGAGAAACAGTTTTCTCAAAAGGTCCAGTGCTAAAAGCAATGGAAAATGGAGCTATCTTACTTCTTGACGAAATCGATAGAGCTACTAATAAAATTATGTGTTTACAAGGTATACTTGAAGGAAAACCAGTACTTGTAAAGAAAACTGGTGAGATTGTTAAACCTAAAGCAGGTTTTAACGTAATCGCTACAGCAAACACAAAAGGTAAAGGTTCCGAAGATGGAAGATTTACTGCAGCAACTATCATCGATGAAGCTTTCTTAGAAAGATTTACGATCTCAGTTGATCAACAATTTCCTTCAATCGCAATCGAGAAAAAGATTGTGACTAATCACTTCAACAAATTTGGAGTTGAAATGACTGAAGATACTATCGAATTCACTCAACATTTAGTGAATTGGGCAGATATTATCAGAAAAACATTTTACGATGATGGTGTTGACGAAGTAATATCAACAAGAAGACTTTGTCATATTGTTCAAACTTACTCGATCTTTAATGATAGAATGAAAGCAATTGATCTTTGTATCGCAAGATTTGACGATGATACAAAAGAAGCTTTCTTAGATCTATATAGTAAAGTTGATGCAGGAGTTTCATTCGATACACCTGAAGTTGAAGAAACAGGAGATATTGAAGAAGAGGAATATGAAAACTACTAATATAGATTACAAATTTAACGAAGGTGAGCTCTGTAAAGAGCTTGCTAAGTATATCGATGGTACTTATACACAGCACTATTCGAAAAACAAGTTTCAAGCCACAGAATTTATCCTTGACTCAGGTCATGGTGAAGGATTTTGTATTGGAAACATATTGAAGTACGCACAACGATATGGAAAAAAAGATGGTTACAATCGTAATGACTTATTAAAAGTCTTACACTATGCAATCATCGCATTGAACGTTCACGATATTGAACATAACTAAAATAGGATAAATTATGAATATTTCTAACGATACCTTAAAGGTATTAAAAAACTTTGCGACTATCAATCCCAATATTGTAGTAAAACCAGGACAAAAACTTGCCACAATTGCAGATGCTAAAAACATTCTTGCAAGTGCAACTATTGTTGAGGATTTTCCACAAGAATTTGGCATATATGATCTCAACGAATTCTTATCAGTGTATGGTCTTATTGACGATGCATCTTTAGAATTTGGAGATAATAGTGTTTCCATTGATAACGCTAACAGTAATATTAATTACTATTTTTCAGAACCAGAGATTCTAACATCTCCTGAAAAAGAAATCACTATGCCAGATCCTGAGTTTCAGATCAATCTGTCATTAGAAACATTAAATCAATTAAGGAAAGCTTCAGCAGTCTTAGGACACTCTGAACTTGCTATTATTGGTGATAATGGTACAATAAGTGCATCTCTATTCGACTCTAAAGATAATACGTCAAATACGTATGGATGTTCTTTAGACGAAGGAAATGCATGTACAAACCAATTTAAATTCATCGTGAATATGGCGAATTTAAAATTACTAGATGGAGACTATTCAGTTTCATTTTCTAGTAAAATGATTTCTCATTGGCAAAATACTGATTATGATGTCAGTTATTTTGTAGCTTTAGAGAAATCAAGCGAATATGTTGTATAAATATATTTGTCTCCTCATAAAAAATGAGGATAAGGTGGAAGATGCGAATTATCGGTCTTCCTTATTTAGTCTACTATCGATAGGAGAAAAATCATGAATGATAACGTAGAAAATAGTGCAGCAGAAGCTGCGGCAGAGCCTGTACAACTCTCGCTTCAAGACATCGCTACAATGGCGCAAATCGTAGATTTGTGTTCAAAAAGAGGTGCATTTGAAGGTTCTGAGTTGGAAGCAGTTGGTGGTCTTAGAAATAGGATCGTCAAATTCTTGGAAGCTAATCAACCTGAAGAAGGTGCAGCTCCAGAAGGTACAGTCCCAGAAGCAACAACGGAAGTTGATGCTGAGGAAGATACTGCAGAAGCTTAATGCTTTAGCCTATTTTGGGGGTGGCTCCCCCATATTCTTTTAATTATATTATGGAGATTCATATGAATCGCAATGAAAAACAAAAACTAATACAGACCTTACTAAAAGGTACTGTCACTGTCACATTTACAAAAGTAAATGATGGTAGTATACGAGTGATGCCATGCACTCTAAATCCAATTGTATTGGAAGCAAATGGCGTAAAACCAACAATAAAATCTGTCAATCCTGATTCTGATTCAATTGCCTGTTGGGCACTTGATAAAGAAGCATGGAGATCATTCATTTTTGATACAGTAGTAGGTTGGGAAGTACTATGAATGAATTTTTATGGTGCGAAAAATATCGTCCACAACTAATTCAAGACGTTATTTTACCTAAAGAAATTAAGAAAACTTTTGAAGATATTGTTAACGGAGGTGAACTACACAATATGCTTCTCACTGGTACTCCAGGACTAGGTAAAACAACCGTCGCAAAGGCACTTTGCAATGAATTAAAATTGGATTTCCTGCTTGTTAATGGATCTGAAGAATCAGGCATTGATACACTTCGTACGAAGATAAAGCAATTTGCTTCTACGATATCTTTACAGGGTGGATACAAGGTGGTTATATTAGATGAAGCAGATTATCTAAACCCCCAGTCCACCCAACCTGCATTAAGAGGATTCATCGAAGAATTCTCTGCTAACTGTAGGTTTATTCTAACATGTAATTTTAAAAACCGCATAATTGAACCTCTTCATTCTCGATGTAGTGTGATAGAATTTAATCTTGCAAAGAAAGACATGCCACCGTTGTTAGCGGTGATGATGCAACGTATCGAATATATACTTAACGAAGAAGGAGTTTCCTTCGAAAAACAAGTTTTAGCTGAGTTAATAATGAAACATATGCCAGATTGGCGTAGAGTTATTAATGAATTGCAAAGATACAGCACATCTGGCACAATTGATAGTGGAATATTGGTGCAATTGTCAGATATCTCGATAGACAATCTGATGACCGCTCTTAAAGATAAAAACTTTAAAGCAATGAGACAATGGGTAGCAGACAACATCGATACAGAACCTGCTGCAATGTTTAGAAAGGTATATGATAATATGGGAGATTACGTGGATCCACAGTCGATTCCTCAAGTAGTTTTAATACTAGCAGATTACCAATATAAGAATGCTTTTGTCGCAGATCATGAACTCAATATAGTTGCGTGTATGACTGAAATAATGGCAGGAGTAAAATTTAAATGAGCGAAGAACAACTTAGAAAAAATATAAAGGAATTACAACAGCAATTACAAAATTCATATATTCGTATTGGGGAACTCAATATGATAATACAAGATCTTAAAAGATATAAAGCTGCAGTAGATGATGGAAAGATATTCATAAGAGAAGACGATGAATCCATTTGATTTTATTAATGCAATAAACTATTCTAAAAAAGATGTAATGGTAGATGATCTTACGGAGAAAGAATATAACTCTTTCATTGTAAATAGATCATTATCTAACTTCTCTGATACTGTATTATATGCCAATGAAATGAACATAAATCATCACCTTGATGCGCGCCTTCAATTCGATTTTTTTATAAATATAATTAAGAAACG